AAAATAACTGATCACACCTGTAAATATCATCTTCTAATGGATTAAACATGGCTAGCATTTTATGTAAAGCATTTAGTTTGTTTCTTTTCGTAAAAGATGATACGGTGGGTTTAACTTTGAGTTTCTCTATCTGAAGATTTAGCGATTGTATCTCATTTTTTGCTGTTTTATATTTTGTCTTGTACTTGTCTGCACGAGTCTTACCCATTTTGGATTTTTCTTAAATATTGGTGGAATGATTCCCACTTAGATGAACAACCAACAAGTAAAGAAAACAAAAAGCGCACAAAAGCGATACTCTGACCAGTTTTATTACCAGTATTTATGAGGTTCGACATATAGTTAAAGTTTATATTTGAATCTATATAAATGGATGATCATTTCATATTGGAAATTGATAATGCACTTACAGCTGAAGAGTGTAAAACCATTCTTGAGAGGTTTAAGGGTGACCCACGTAAAGCTCAAGATGTTATAACGGATCCCATAGGTAAGACTACAATCGTTGACCTAAAAAGAAGGGATAGTGTGAGTATATTTATATCTGACAAACCCGAGTGGGTAGACATTGATAAAATCTTAGCCAAATCTATCCAAGATGGTCTGAGAGTATATGAAAGGGAGATTAAAAAGAAAATTGAAATGGTTGGTGAAGATCCAGATGTCTTATTTCGTCTTCTTTTTAGAGGTGGTGAGAAGTTTACCGATAGTGGATACAATGTCATTCAAGTAAAACCCAATTCATGGTACAGATGGCATCACGATGGAAGTTTTGATACTAGGATGCTCCGATGTATATGGTATTTAAATGATATAGACGATGAGCATGGGGGATGTACAAACTTTATAAATAGACGTACTATTAAACCGCGAGCTGGAAAACTTCTATTCTTCCCTGCCACTTGGATACATGCACATAGTGGAGCTAGAGTAACTACTGATAAGTATATATGTGGTACTACAATCTTCATCGAATAGAAGGGGTTATGTAATAAAAAGCCTTATCGTGAGGTAGTGATACGATACTACCTGATGATCTGGGAATGATTAAATTAGTATGAAACTTAATTACCGAATGCAACACCAGCCATACCATCCTTGATACGAAGAATGTTATAGTTGACCGCATACACGCGATGAAGCTGGTTACCACCAGTGGGGGTGGTAACAGTAAGTTTGGCATTATCAATTCGTGAGAAATTTATGGAGCCTGTGGGTTGCATCTTGCTCATACTGAGGCAGAAAGGCCAAGTGAAGGTTGGGAGATCCTCGATAGCATCATCGGGGAGATCTGTACAGTGCATTTCGGGGACAACCGAGTGATGGTACACTGGGGAGGTTTCCTCGAATAGAGCGACACCGTTAATGTAGAGGGAAGACTTTCCGAATGTGTATTCAACGTCCCAGTCGTTACCGGTAGCCTTACCAGAGACAAGGTGAAGGGACTTGACTGGGTGGTTGAAGTAGCTCAAATCGATATCAGTATCAGTCTTGGTCGCCAATTGGTATTGCGTTTGGGTAATGAGAAGTTCATGATCATTTTCAGTGAAGAAAGCACGCTCATCGGTATCCAGGTAGACGTAGTTACCCCACACCTTGGGGGTGCTACCGGGGGTGAAACCATCCCGGCATTTTATCCGGATCTCGACGTCGTGGTATTGGAGTGCAACGAGTGGTAGTACCTTGGTCCAGTCCTCACCAAAGAAGAATGGGATCATGTAGTGATCCCCACCGTGGTTGTTCTTCTTGTTGTTTGTAGTAATCGCGCAACTCGCCTTCGCACCCGAATCACGTAGGAGAGGGTTATGAACAGCTTGGATGAAAAGGGAATCGAGTTCGCTAACCTTTTGACCACCAATCCACAGAGTGAATTCGGTGGGGTTAGCCGCATTTTGGGAGAATAAACCTGGGGTGTTGTTTTGCACGGACGCAATATTAGTGGCCTCAATCCAGATGTAACTCATAAGATCACCCTTGGATCGGATGGGTATGGTAATTTCATTTGAATCACCGAAAGTGCCGATGTAATCCATACGCTCGGGTTTCATAGCAAAGTTTGTATAACGCTTATAATTCTGGCGGAAGAAGCTCACCTGAGGAGAACCAGTGATGTAGACATCCTGAGCACCTATGGATACAAGCTCAATTAAAGCAGCTGACATTTTTATTAATAAAGTATATTAAAATTTTCGTGATATATTATCACAGTAGTAGAAAGAGATGGTATTGTTTCAAGCGCTTACATGGGAAACGAGAGATACCGATGAGGAACATCTCATTAGTATTTTTGGTAAAATGGATAATGGTAAATCTGTGTGTTTAACGACATCATTTACACCGTATTTCTTTATCAAACTCCCTGGTAAGATTGACAATCAAAAGGTGCAGCGTATCTATGATATTCTTGACCAACAGTGTAAAGACTCTATACTGAGTTACTCTGTCATAAAATCTAAAGATGTTTGGGGTTTTCAAAATAATGAAGAGTGTTTGTTCATGAGGATTAATTTTAAAAATCTTCAAGCGAGAAGATTTGTTGATTCCATTTTGAGAAGACCTCTTGATAGAACACCGGAACTTTATGAAATATTTGGTGTTAGAAATGTCAAGGTTTACGAGGCGAATATCGATCCAGTTTTACGATTAATGCATCGTACCGGAATCCAGTCTACTGGTTGGTTGGACACTGGAGATAAATGCATTCGGTCACATTTAGCGATCGTTGACGTAGATTTATTTTGTAATGATTGGACTACCCTGAAGCCTGTATCGAGGGATGATATTGCACCATTTGTTGTAGCGTCTGTGGATATTGAATGTAATAGTTCTACGGGTAAGTTTCCGGATGCAAATATTCCTGGTGATACATGCTTTCAAATCGCAATTTCTCTCTGTACATTTGGTTCTGATGAACCTTATGACAAAACATGTCTTTGTTATAAAAAGACCGATCCAAAACTTGAAGGTTCTAACATTATAAGTTACGAAACGGAGAGGGAAATGCTGGAAGCTTTCCAGAAGTATCTTCATAAAAAAGATGTAGATATCATTACAGGTTGGAACATTTTTGGTTTTGATATGGAATATATCTACAAACGAGCTCAATTCAATCGGTGTCATCATGAGTTTTTCAATTTGGGTAAGCTCAAAAACACAGACTCGGAGCTTGTAATTAAAAAGCTTTCATCGAGTGCTCTTGGTGATAATATATTGAAACTCCTCCCAATGCCTGGACGTTTCACTTTTGATATGTTTCATGAAGTCAAAAAAGGGTACAAGCTTGACAGTTACAAACTAGATAATGTATCTAAATTGTACCTCGGTGATCAGAAGATTGATATGCCCCCAAAGGAGATGTTCGCTCGGTATAGAGAGGGAGATCCAATTAAATTACGGGAAGTTGCAGAGTATTGTATCAAAGATACTCTCCTCCCACACCGACTCATGAAGAAGCTTTGTATTCTCCTGAACCTGGTTGAAATGGCAAAGGCAACTTGGGTTCCTGTACACTTCCTTGTTGAGCGTGGTCAACAAATCAAAGTGTTTTCGCAATTGACAAAAAAGGCACGGGAATTGGGTTTCATGGTACCAACTATTCGGTATGGTTCTCTCCCAGAAGAACCCTATGAGGGTGCAACGGTTTTAGATGCACAGAAAGGGGCATACTATACACCCATCACAGCCCTGGATTTTGAAGCTCTGTACCCATCTATCATGATGGCACATAATCTTTGTTATTCTTCATATGTTATGGATGAAAGGAGGTATGGTAATATACCCGGAATTACTTACGAAACTTTCAATGTTGGAGATAGAACCTATAAGTTTGCTCAAGATGTACCAAGTCTTCTACCGAGTATTCTTCTCGAGTTGAAACAGTTTCGTAAGCAGGCTAAAAGAGATATGGCTTCCGCTACAGGCTTCATGAAGGAAGTGTATAATGGTAAACAGTTAGCCTACAAGATTTCAATGAACTCTGTGTATGGTTTTACTGGGGCTGGAAAAGGTATTCTTCCATGTGTCCCGATCGCATCTACAACTACATGTAAAGGTCGTAGTATGATTGAGGATACGAAGGAATATGTGGAGGCAAACTTCCCGGGGGCCAAGGTGAGGTACGGGGACACCGATTCAGTCATGGTTGAGTTTGATGTTGGTGATCGTAAAGGTGAGGAGGCAGTCGCCTATAGTTGGGAGGTGGGTGAGAGAGCTGCCGAGGAGTGTAGCGCCCTGTTCAAGAAACCAAATAACCTAGAACTTGAGAAGGTATATTGGCCCTATTTCCTCTACTCAAAGAAGCGGTATGCTGCGAAACTTTGGACAAAGGGTAAAGATGATAAGATGCACATGGACTACATTGATGTAAAGGGTCTCCAGCTTGTGAGACGTGATAACACACCCCACATGAGAGAGGTATGCAAGGAACTTCTTGATGTAATTCTCACTTCAAGTGACCCTGGACCACCCAAGGAGTTGGCTAAAGAGAGAGCAATTGAGCTTCTCTCTGGTGATATACCAAATCATAAGCTTATTTTGAGTCAAGGTCTCTCAGATACATATAAGGTTGGGGGTAAAAGTGTGTCCGTCACGAGCGCAGAAAGTGTTAATATTAACCAATCACATGTACGGGTTGTTACGAAGATGCGTGAGAGAAGGCCTGGATCAGAGCCACAATCTGGGGATAGAGTCCCTTATATCCTTACAAAGACTGGTGATCACAGGGCCAAGGCATTCGAAAAGGCTGAAGACCCCAAATACGTTGAAGATCATAAGATTCCCGTTGACTATCACTACTATTTTTTGAACAAGTTCCTAAATCCGGTATGTGATCTTCTTGATCCCTTGTATGAGAATGTAAAGGAAGACATATTTGGTGAAATTATCAATCAACATAAACCACCGAAACCCAAGAGAGAGCCACCTCTAAGTACTATGAAGAAGGATGACCTCATCTCAGAGTGTAAGCGTCTTGGTTTAGAAGAAGACGGTACACTGGTAGTCCTACGGACCCGTATTAAAGAATCGAGAATGAAAAGTGAAGAATCACTCGAAGACCTATTTAAAAATTACGAACTAAATAATAGTAAGAATGAGTCTTCTAACTGAAAGAATTACAAAACTTGTTGACGACGAACTAGAAGATAGAGTGAGTTTAATCATCAATGATTATGCAATGAAAATTTCAAAAAAATATGGCATTTCTCTCGATCTCTTATTGAGAGATATACCTGAAAGTTACACGAGTATGACGTGTAAGGGGACAAAATCGAATGGTCAACGTTGTGGATTTAAGGCGGGTAGTAATGGCTACTGTCGACATCATAAAGTTCAAGGTGAACGTATATGTCAGAGAATATTTGCAACTACTAGTAACCACAATCACGGCCCAGAAACTATGTTTGTGAAGGGGTGTCCAGGGTGTGAATCTTCTAATGAGCTTATAGATTTGGGTATATTATAGTATAATGAACAAAAACGACATTCTACTAAATTCGATAAACAACTTTTATAACGACGACAAGAATAAAACTACACTTGTAAATATTTTAGATAAATCCACGGGTATTTCTCTCCGAAACTTGGAATGGTTTATCACAAATTACGCAAAGAAGAATCAAACATCTTATGAAACGAGTGATGGTAAACTGTTTACCGTACATTGTGCATATAAATCTAGTCTTAATGGGTATAGTAAACAATTGTTTGACCCATTTTGTAGAGCTCAAAAATTTTCATACATCGTACCAGGTACAACAAATGAAATTCAAACAACCCTAGCTCAGTTAAATTTTATCAAGTGGTGTATCAAAAACAATATTATAGATTACATATCTGATAATAAAGATACCTTATTTAATAAGCAGGTGACATAAATCCTCTATCAAAAATAAATGTTTGATACCCGGTATAATACATATTTAACGAAAATGTATTTGAATCTACGTCTACTTTGGTGGTATCCAATTTGACTTCTATCAATGTTTTATCGGATTGTATCTCACTGAAATCCAAGTTCCCCGATGGTTCCACATTAATCGGATTCATCGAGAAACTATATGTATATATATTTCTAAAAGGCCTAGCTAACCTATTTTGAAATGGTATGAGATATTTAAAATAATTGTGATTTGTTTTAGTGACATTTGGTAACTTAGTTCCATTGATGAAAAAACTCGCACTGTCCATGATTGGATCAAAAAATGTTTGAATATCATCGAAACTTACATTAGATGAAAAGTTGAATCGATTTTGACAGTAATGATTCTCTTCAGTACTTGCATCACCTATCGCTACATCTTCATTCTCAAACTTTGTATTCCTCAAAAACCAATGTATACATTTGACTGGGATATTGGGTACCAGGTTATTTACTATGGTGTCTAATCCCACTTCGCTTATGATACTTGGATGTTTTCGAACAATATCAGTTGTAAACACTTGTCTTTGTGTAGCTAAAAAACTTCGTTCTTCCGCACTTACAGTGATCTCTTCGGTGATAATGTTAAATGATGGCAATTCTACAACATCGGTGGTATCTGTAAAAAATGTTTGTTTATGAAATTCTAGTTCAAACTCAATTTTTTGTTTGTATATACTACAAACTGGAAAATATGGTCTATTTGGTTGATTCGTAGAATACTCATCACTCGCATATTTTCGCGTAAAAAAGAGCTGTAATGGGATCACCAGATCTGACGCGTATTGAGCAACTGAATCGTTATTTGTAGCTTCATCATATCCGAGAGATCTATTAATTAAAAATCTATTTGCTACCTTTTCAGAAATTTCCAAGTATAATTCATCGTAAATAATTCCCCAATCATCATAAATCTTTTCAACTTCAATGTCATCAACACGCATTGTTATACTCTTTAGAATATGTCGTCCCAATTGGTCGGCGTAATTTCCATCTGATAACCCGGGCATTGTGATACTTAGATACATATTACTCAATAGATCACCCATGTTTTGAGGATTGAATTGAACCTTCACAATTTGACCGAAAGGCCAATTTGCAACGGTTCCATTGTTAATAACATTCCTACTTCTCTGATATTTTCTAAAGTTTGAATGCACTTTATTAGATTTAACATTAAAGAACGATTCTTCTGGGTCTTTAGATAGTAGGTAAGAATCCTGCTTTCCAATAGCTTTTAGGGAAATCTTTGCAGCTTCACCCATGCTTACTATTGTTTACATATTTTTAATATCCATTTTCCACATTGTAATATGACTCGTCTTCAACATCTTCTCAAGGTCTTCATTCGCCTGTTTCGCCTCCTCCATAAGTGCATTGACGCGTTCATCCGTATACTCAACAGTCCTAATATTGAGAAGGTAGTCCAATGACCCATCAATCATCGGGAAGGTTGAGGACATTTCATTTTCGAGGTCCTGCTTCTTCCTCTTGAAAACAACGAGTTTACCCTCGATGACCATAGAAACAAACTTTGATTTGTGGCTACACATCTCGGTCTTCTTTTGAAGGACATCGATGAGATGGGCCTTCCTCATCTTATAGTGTTCTAAACGGAGTTCTACAAAGTCTTCGAGAATCTCCTCGGGACTTGCATACTTGTGAATACCCTTCGTTGGGTGAAAGAGATGCATGTTTGATACACGGAAGGTCTTTCTCAACTTGAGATCTTTCAGTAAATCTTTCCCCGCATACTCCGTGATTTCGAAATGAACATCGTCTGTGGTAGAGTTATTGATGTACCCCCCAATCATCTTCTTTTCCACGAGTGTATCGAGGTACTCCTTATAGTCTTGGGTCCAGCGACCTGGGGGTAATTCTGTGACCACGATGTTGGTTCCGGACCAATTCCATACACCTTCCATCATCCATGTATCCTCCTCTTTGTGTACCACACCCTTGAACCCTCTGAACCATGGTCGCATAGCGACGATTTCCTCACCACTCAAAATCCGCTTGATATTCGCCTTGATATCGTCTGGGTTGAAAGGTGGTACATAACAACTGAACCCTGTACCGATACCTTCAGTTCCATTCACAAGGACCATAGGTAAAGTAGGCATGTAAAAGTCAGGTTCGATTGAACGACCATCATCGTCCAAATAATTGAGAATCGCATCATCCTTAGGATCGAAGAGCTTCCTCGCATCCTTGGTAAGCTTCGTGAAGATGTACCTTGTTTGAGACGCATCCTTACCACCCATGAGCCTCGTACCAAATTGACCACAGGGCTCCAAAAGATTGATATTGTTAGACCCCACGTAATCGTTCGCTAACTTCACAATCGTATCCGCGAGAGAAACTTCACCGTGATGGTAAGCACTCTTCTCAGCCACAAATGCAGCCAATTGGGCAACCTTCATCTCATCCTTGAGATTCTTCTTGAAGCATGCGTACATAACCTTGCGCTGTGACGGCTTGAGACCATCAGCCATGTGCGCGATGGAACGCTTCAGATCTGCGAGACTGAAATTGACCAAGTCCTTATGCACAAAGTCTGTGATGTCCAATTGTTTCACACTCCCGTAGGGTACTTGAAGTTCGTTTGCATCTTTCGCTGTACTTTCGAGAAGCCATACTTTTCGAGCATCAGCCTTCTTCTTGTCAAAAGCGAGGACGATCGAGGCATCTGTCATCTTATCCATATCGAATCGAACGGTCAAGTCTTGAATCTGCTTGAAGTACTCACGCGCCTCCGCCGATGTGGAAGTACCTAAACCCTTATAGTACTTGACTCTCCACCCAGCCTTACCATCACCATACCAGGTTCTAAACGCAGAGTCTGTGTAGAAAGACTTGGTAGTAGAACCTTTGGATGCCTTGATGATTGGTGTCACCATACTCACCACAAAATTGAGCTTGAGGAGGCTCGGCCAGAAATAATGAATCATGTTTAGGATGAGACCCTTGATGTGAGACCCATCGTTATCAGCATCTGTCATGATCATTAAGCGTCCATAGCGAAGCTCTGAGACATCCTTATAATCCTTACCCTGTTGGAGACCCAAAATCTTCTTGAGATCGTTAAACTCCTGGTTCGATGTGAGTTGTGCCACAGAGACATCCCTCACGTTTTTACACTTACCACGGAGTGGAAAGACACCATAGTGATCGCGTCCAACCACGGAGAGACCTGCGACTGCCAAAGTCTTTGCTGAGTCACCCTCAGTCACTATAAGTGTACAATCTTTAGAATGTTTAGTTCCCGCCTTATTGGCATCATCCAATTTGGGGATACCAGTAATAGTAGACTTGCGGGTACCATCAGACTTCGAGAGTTCCTTCATCTCCTTAAACTTTGAGAGTGCCAAGAGTTCATCAGCTACACCAGTCTTGAGAACACCTTTGATGAAGTTCTTGGGGGGGTCAAACTTACTCCCAAAGTCTAGAGACTTTGAAGTACACTCCGACTTAACCTGACTGGAAAAGTTTGGATTCTCGAGTGTGGCTCGTACAAAGATATTGAACGCATTCTTCACCTGTTGGGGCTTCAGTTTGATCTTCTTCGCCATTTCATCAATGATAGCCCCAGCCACATGGGATGCGACATGATCCACGTGAGAACCACCTTTAGTGGTACAAATACCATTCACAAAAGAGACCTGTTCCATGCCATTCTCAGATGGACCAATACAAACAGACCAACGGTCATTGGTGAAAGAGTAAACTTCATTCACACCTTCATGCATCTTGGCATAGAATTCGAAGTCTTTTTTTGGTATAACTTCTCCATTGAATTTCACTTTGCATGTTGAAGTTGTGCAAATATTAGCATCCCATACACGCTTCTCAAAAATCTTATAAATGTTAAAGTCCATTTTGGTCATCCCGAACCGTTTCCAATCGGGGATGAATGTGATGGATACCGAAGAAGATGTACCGGAATATTTTTTAATTTTTGGGGGTTCACATATAGTCATGTTGTTAGACCATTCTTGGGAGTATGTCTGTTTCATCTCATGATCTTTCACCATGATTGAAAACTTTGTCGAATAAATGTTTGTCAGTTTCGCACCATAACCGTTACGACCACCGACGATACGCTTTTGGGTATCATCATAATTGGTACTCGTGAGAAGGTGTCCAAACACAAGTTCGGGGTTCCATATACCTTCTTTTTCGTGCATACGAACACTGATACCACCGAGAGGACCATTGTTCTCGATGGTGATGGTACCAGAGATTTTGTCAATATCAATCGAGATGTTTGTAACATTTTTAGGATACATAGAGTTTCGATCAATTGCATTGACCAAGATCTCGTCAAATATTTTTAGAAGACCCGGAGAATATTTCAAACTTGTCTTCTCAAACTTATCATTATTGAGAATCCAATAAGGTTCGGTACCCAAATCGACCGGACCGACATAGGAGTCAGGTCTCTTGAGAACATGTTCAATGTGGGTCAGTTTTTGTACACTTTCTCCCATTCTTTCTTTAATATTTAAAGATTCATTTCTTTACTTAGGTTTACTAAAAACTTATCTCAGTTGATAATAAATGTCTTCAAATAATACTCGTGAAAAGATTAAAGAGTTAGAAAAAGAACTTCGGAACATGAAGAAGAACCTTTATAATGTTCAGAACAATTTACAACTACTTAACAACACTATCAATAATAAATCGAATAAAAATAAGAACGTTACGACATGGATGCACGCTAATATGACAGCCACCACCAAGAATGGTATAAAACCAGCTAAACGTGCTTACATTAAGAGTAATGTTAAGAATGGTACGATTATGACTGTATATAATAGAAATGGTTTGAAGAAATGGTTAACCGGTGCAAAAAATTTAGGTAAAAATGCTAAGCAACCAAGTCCCCTTACACGGAAGCCTTTTGGATACAATAACATTATGAAGTACCCCCCTAGACTTGTTGTCAAAATGAAGAAGTGATTTTTTTTCAGTGTTACATGTAGAAGATGTATCTATATCTCGTAGTTGCAATTTGTGTACTATTTTTGGTTATGCAAAACAAGACACGCGGTATGAAAAAATCTATAGAAAAGTTGGTGAGACAATCAGCGCGATACGCAGTGGCTGCACAACAAGACGCTTCTCCAGTTATCGCAATTCTTCATGCAAATTATGCCGTAGCGTATCTAAATGCTCTCAAAGATATAGCGACAGATTCACAGATCCATAATGCCACTGGTATTGATGTAAAGAAGTTTAAGGATCATGTAACAAATGTACAGGACATGGTGACTAAAAAGACATCTGAGAAGTGTCCAGAGTTTATTGGTGAAGTTGACATTTACTTGTCCCAAATTGGGGGTGAATCAATATAATTTATAAAAACCTAAGTCAACTCCGAATATTTAAATATTCCACTATAAAAATGCAAGTGATTCGTGACGCCTTATGGAATGTCTGCCTCTCGGATGCGACGAAAATGAATCGCCTCAGAGAGCCAAATGATAAATGTTATCATCTTGCGGATGCTACATGGAAGATGAAGATGAGGTACAAGAATATCGAGGCTAGAAAGAAAGAGCATTCATTGATATTTCTTGATGCGCCACCAAAGGTTGTTCAATCTCAACAACGTACACAGCAAAGCATTTGTTGTGCCATTACTATGTCGAGTAAGAAGTGTCGTTTTAAAGCTGTTTGTGGGAAATACTGTCGAAAACATAAAGTCGTAGACACTTCTATTGGGGAGAAGACCGATATTAGCAGCCTGTTGGGAAAACTAGATAGAATTAAAATCACAGACTAGTTATAAATAAGATGTTGGACCAAGAAACACTTAGACCTGTAATAATAGCTATGTCTCTTTACATAGTAGTCAGTATTCTCATCCCTAAGATAATAAAGAAACCCACTGGTATTCAGATACTTGATGATTTAGTCATGACTCTGATATCTCAACAAGGCTCATTGACGAGTGGCACTATTATCATTGGTCTCATTGTTTTCGCTACCAATTACATTCAAGAGGAACTCCTTTAGAATATTTTCGTTTCCTACTAGGGTTTTAGTGTGTTCGTGGTTCATATATCGAACTCGGTTATCATATGTATGTTTCATAAACTCCAAGAGTTGATCAAAGTTGGGATCCCCCCAGGTCATCCCTTTTTTGAATAGGAAGTCATCTTTGTCCAATTCTTGAAGTTTACAATCAATAGTATAAGGTGTTTTTACGTATTCTGGTGCACCACCATAATTTGTTATAATGACAGGTTTATTTCTAAGTGCTGCTTCCACGGCACCCATACCTACACCTTCAGAATGTGAAAAGTTCACATAACAATCACACCGATCATGTAATTTATCCATTTCTTCTTGTGACACGAGGCCATTTATGACTTCTACACGTGGGAGTTTAATACTCACATCATTCCCACACGTAGCTTTTATAACAAGACGTGTATTTGGTTCATTAAGACGAACAAATGCCTGTAAAATGTCTTTAAATTTCTTTCTAGGATCCATGATGTTACCTATATGGTAAAAAATGTAAGGTTTTTCATGTGGTATCGGTATATGCGCATGAATCACATAGAACTCGTTATCTGGAAATTGACGAGAAAAAACTTTCTTACAAAACTCACTCGGAACCGCAACTCGTTTAAACTCTTTCATGATGAGACCATAGTCTTCGTGAACAGTTTCAGTTTCACACACGGTCATACAGGCGAGATTATTAACTTTAGTTCGAATATACTTAAGATATTCAAGATGATTTTCGATTGGGAGCATAAAAACTAAACCATGTTCTGATACGGGTAATGTACTTCCAAATATGTGATATTCAGATCCAGGGAATAACTCTGTATATTTACTGGCATGTTGACCTATACCAGAAATTAAATTGGGACCTATCACGATCATTTAGTTTAAAGATAATCTCTCCTTTATATATATAACATGGATACCCTACGCAAAGAGATTGAAGATGAGATTAAACGCACTCGCCTAGACAAAACACGTCTTTATGAACTTATTCTGAAGATTGTTGACAGTTCTTCCACAGGGGGGTCAGGTAGTACCGGCCCTGCTGGCCCCGCTGGCCCCACTGGCCCCGCCGGCCCCACCGGCCCCGCCGGCCCCGCTGGTCCCGCCACCCCCGCGTCAAAAGTGGTTTCCCCTGTTCCCGTTAAGGAAAAGGCCACGAACGTTACACCAGTTAAGAAGACCCCCCCCAAGAATAAGGTTGTCACAACTGCGTAATTTTAATACCACCTCTCCTTCCACCTTGATTTTATAATTTCCTCAATCATTTATTGAAATAGTAATATTTCCTTCATATCAATAAATGAATTACATCGGACCCTTTATAGAAAATATTCACATAGATGATGAAGACCCACGATTTGTCCACCAAATGAAACCTCCAAAAATAGCTGTTAAAATTGCAACTAGAACACCAAATGAATACTTTTCCTTTGGTGGCTCTAGTGGTTTATCTGGTAATCGTTGTACATTTTGATTGAGTAAGTCTATTTTACCTGTGAGTTTCTCCAGAGCATGTAAGATTTGTAAGTTTCTATCTTTTGGTTTTTCTTTTATGTTAACTGTTGTAATTTCGAGTACCATATACCACTTTGCATCTGGTTGTAGTAAAGTATAGTCACCATCATCCTGGTGTTCATATATTTTGAAGTTTAACTTTTTGATTGATATTGGATTGAAATAGTTTTGATGTCTATTGAACAGTTTTGCTTGTTTATCCCTTAATACAATTCCGTTACTTCCAGAAAAATGTCTCTCAAGTGGTATTCTAGAAAAAATCTGTCCATGTCTTTCATCTAAAAGTTGTGCAACCTTTGGAATATCCGGGCAAACTATATCCACATATTTTGCTATATTTGTACTCAAGTTTGAACTATTTTCACCGATTTGTGTGACATAGAAATCTACCATTTTAATTCCTAAAACTCTACTCATATCTTCAACGTGTGTATTTGATTTTAGTTGAAGGTCAAGTGAGAAGCTATTATTTGTGCCATTTACAAACATCGAATCTATTATAACATATTGAACCTTTTTAGGTATGTCCTCGATTGACATTCTGAAGTAAACCAACATAAAAAAAATAGAACCTTATTACATATGAAAAGTTATTTCAAACAAGGAACAGATCTCAAAATTAGATATTTCAAAAATGGTGATATGATTATCAAACAGATATCGGATGACGATGTAGTCATATATGAACAAAGCATGATTAAATCATCGCTATCAGAGTTTACGTATGACAAAGTATTTTATAATGAAATATACGAACAGGATACGAATATCGCTAATGGTTTTATCGAATGTGAAAATGAAAATAGTAAATGTGTAATCCAATAAAATAATATCCTTCACTTTTTCAATCACTTACAGTTGACAAAATGTATGAAAACTTTAAGACGGAAATGTTTTATAAAGTGTTGAAACATATGACTAAACGTACTTAGAAGTGTTATAACTGTAAAACATAAGTATGGATGACCTTCGAAATGCAATGCGAGTCATAGATGAGAACTCTAATAAGTTATCCGAAGGGGATTATCTCCAATTGTGTAACTTGTTGAGGAATGTGTATAGGTATGAAGAGCGCAAAGAAATGAATAACCTCTTTGATTATCAAACTTTTAACATGTTTGTACCTGGTGAAAGTGAAGAAGAAAGAGATTATTTTTATAATCATTACTACCAAACATCACTCGATAATGAACTGATGTTTATGAAATCTCAACGGCATTATCTAGAGTCTGAAATTGAAATACATAGACCTATACAACGTATATCTAAGAATGTGAAGTTAGATGCAATCAAACAATATTGTGGTATCAACGATATACGTCTAGGACAATACACAATTGAGAGATTTAAAGAATATCATATAATAAACAGATTATTTGTGAGTGATAAAATATTTGAAAACGGTTTACGAAATATTTGTAAGACTTTTATTCATATGGAAAATAAATATAGAAATCTATATTGTGGAGTCATCATGGAACGGATTGAAAAAATTGAGGGGTGGTTGGATACGATTGAGGATATGTAACCTAAGTTTCCACCCAACTTTATAAAAACAGAACTTATTCATCATGGATTCTCTTACCAACATGATGTCGCTCATCGACGTCAATTCCAAGTCAATCCCAGAGGGGGACTACTTGAAATTGTGTAACTTTATGATGGATGTACACAAGGCTCTCCCGAAAAAGGTGGTCCCGACCTTCGCCGACATACCCGAAGATGTCCGAAACCGTCGTACTAATATCTATAATGATATGAGGCATATTAGTGACGAGTTGAGGAGAACCAGAAGTAGTATGAAGAGCCTAAAGATTAGGAAGCGGGTCACGGAGAGTGTTAGAAGAGATGCGATCAGGGATGCGGGTCTGAGGATGGGTCTAACGCTCAGGCGTTTTACCCTTGAATGTCTCCAATTGCAGGGTGTAGTGATCCCAAATGCCTGTCATTTCTACAAAGAATACATGGAGAGGACTAACTCAGCGAATCAAATTCTCTTGAATGGCTTAACCGAAAAGCTCAATGGGGAGCTACAAGAATGGGACCGACTCGGTATAGCATATGTAGGTGTTGAACAGGAATTTGAAGATTTGGGATACAATCTCATTTAAATTATGATGTATGTATTGATAAATTAAGCAGAATTACCACCTATTCGATCACCATATTGGATATGAATCCACCTAGTTGTTTTAATTGAAGATCAATTTGAATTAAAATAGCAACCTAAGTTGTTGGTCCCCCCGTAAAATGTACGATATTTCCCCGATGGCCTCGAATGATGAGATTCTGCAGGAGTTGCGTGCATTGAGGCTTGAGATTGGTGAGTTGCGCGCCCAACCTAAGGTATCCCCGTCCACTAAGAAGTCTCCATGTAAGGGTGTGACTGGTAAGGGTACTGTGTGTAGGAATGGGGCTCTCCCCGGGTGTGACCATTGTAGGATGCACAGCCGTGAGCCCAAGCCTGCCAAGGAGCCCAAGCCTGCCAAGGAGCCCAAGATGAAGAAGGTACAACCTGAGCATACGCATGGTATTGGTGAGATCCCTGTTGATCCGTGTCCCCTATGTGAGACACATGGGGATGTTTGGGATCCTGACCTACCTGATGCTGACTTTGAGGCTCCAGATATTACAGAGAGGTTGAGAGAATTGTTAGCACGTGAAGAAAATCAATAATAAAGTACAATAAAATATATACAAAATAGTTTTAAAGTGTTTGAAGTTGTAAAAAAATATCTAATAGTTTATGATACCAATGGGAGACATATGACTACTATGAGTTTCTAAAAGTTTGTAAAGTTTGTGATAGTTTATAAAGTTTCTAAAAGTTTTAAAGTAATTCAAAAAGAGTTATGTCGCTACGCTCCGGTCATGGCCGCGAATCCCACACGCGGGTGTTGGTACATAGGATATTCGATGGTGTAATAGGTTATGGGTTATGGGGTATGTAGTGTAAATAGATATGTGTAATATTTCATTAAAATAAACTGATTTCTAGGAACTCTTCGAATGTGCATATCTCTTTATAGTCAATGGCTTCCGCAAACTTCTGGAGTTCTTCGGGGAGGTCACTCGGGATTAGGCAGCTCTCGATGTATGTATGGGAGATTGACATGTCTCTATCATCGAAGTACTTCAAAAGTTCCACGAGGGTTCCGTCATCTATGGTCTCCATGGCTTCACAAAACCTATCTTCACATAATGATGACCCTACGAGGAGGTTGTCCTTGATGTATTTTTCGAGGCCATCGTCCGGTGAGGCGTAAATTTCATCCGCCAACAT